TGACATAATTAAAATTTTACGTTAGAACGTTCTAGTTTGTCGTATAAATCCTGACGATAAGCAGGGTCTCTATCATAGCGAGGGTCGGACATAGCTTGGACAACTTCAGCTTGACTACGGAATGCATCTGTAGCTCTAGCTGCTTTACCTGTCAGCATACGTCCCTCGTATCCTTCTGTATTATCATACTCAGCTTTCATACCTGCTACTGCAAGTTGAATAGCTACTGGGTTACCTTGATCGATAACAGTATTAAAAGCATCTAGTGCTTTATCATCCATGTTATCAGCAGCCCATGATGTAAGCTTATCGTATTCAGCTTCACCACCTACTGAGTTATAAACAGTATTCATCTCAGCATCAGTCAAGTCTGGGTATGAATCAGCTGGATCTGTATTCTCTTGTATAGCCATGAAAGCATTAACAAGATCTCTTGCATCCATGTTACCAAACTTCTCCATAGTCTCAGCTGATAAGTTACCTTCATTTTCATAGTACTCATCAGACGCATTCTGGATTGTTTCAATACCTGCTACAGTAGCCTCATCATACTCGACCTCATCTTCATCTAAGGTAGTATCTTCTACCTCATCGTCATCATCTGAACCTAGCTTCTTTTGTAATTCAAGGTATGCTTGTTCTAATTCTTCAGCATTTTGATACTTACCAGCTAGTAATTCATTCTCCTCTTGTCCTAATTTCTCTGCTACCTCTAGAGAATCCTGCTCGTCTTCAGTAAACTCAGGTGCATCAGGATTTGTTGGATCGTAATTAAGAGTTTCCGTCATCTTTATATCCTCTAGCGGTGGTTACTTTTAGGTTACCTAAACCTACTGTTTCTACTAGATCAGGGTCTTTACCTATGTTAGCTCTAGAAGTAAACGCTGTAGGTTTGGCTCTTTCTTTTTCATCAACCAATGATTCTGGTTTACTGACTTTAGGCAGGGGTTTCTTCCGCACCTTCTTCGGGCGACTGGCCTTGATTGGTTCCATTTGTTAATTGATCTTTTGTTTCTTTGAGCATTTCACCCATTGCTTCATTCTTACTTGGGTCCATCATTGGAGTACCAGCGAACTGACCAGCTTGCTTAAGTAACATCTGTTGTTGCATCTGCTGTTCTTGTTGCTGCCTCTCTTGAGCCATAGTTTCAGGTGTCTTAACTAGGTTAAGTACATCTATACCTTGAGCCGCTGCGAGTCGTTTAACATACTCACCTGGATCCAGGAACTTAGCCATGATCTCTGGTCCCATTGTTTGAGCAAGAGTTTGAGCGAACGTGACTAGACTCTCTTGATCTTGTCCTCTACCAATAGCATTAACTCCAGCAACAATAGTGGGATGTACGATATCCTTGGGTATCTTTGGTATCTCTCTATTGCGTTGTAGTATATGTAATGTTCTATCGAGATAGGGTATCAAGAATTCAACTGTAAGTAAACTAAAGAGTCCACCTAACTGTTGTTCTAGTTCCATCTGCGTAAGGCGTACCTCTTCTGCAGTTGTTCTCTCACTTTGTCTGACCTGCAACACAAGGAACGCATCGTTAATACGCTTCTCTAAATGTTGCATTTGTTCTTGCGCTGTTCTGAAATCAGCAGTCTTGCCTACCTGTACAACACCTACATCATCAGGTCTACCCTGAACGATTGCACCGTTGCCAGCATCGGCAATTGTTTTAGGTTTAGTAGTTGAGCTTGGGGATACCAAGAATACTACCTTAGCTGCTGCAGCTGAACCCTCTACGAGAGCTTGGGATAATCCTTCTAGAGATCTAATGTCTCCTAAGAATTCTTCGACTCTGCCCCTTCCGTAATCTTCTCCGTCTACAGTATTGAATCTCAATACCAACCAGGGAGATGCATTCTTTGGAGCAGTGCTGCGACTGCCAGGAAGTATATTATCAAATGCTTCTTGATGCCATACCCATCTACCATTTTTATCATATCGGACGTAGGTGTATACCTCAACGTCTTGATCATCAGATCCTGTCTTTTGACCGTCATCCCCTGGGGAATTAGGTAAAGGTACTGGCAGATCTTCACCGAGTATCTTTCGACTGATTAGTTCCTTAGTTACGATCTCACAAATCTGCCCGTTACCATCACGATTAATTACGTAACGATTGAGGGGGTAATTTTTGAGACCATCTTTACCCATAAATATCAATGCGTTTCCAGAAACAATCAAATGTTTGAGTGCCTGATGGACAACAACTCTATCACTAGAGGCATTGATATAATCCATTACCATCCTTTCCATCTTAGCAAAGGATAGGTCTAGTTCACTTCTTACTTCAGGGGGATATTCTACACCAATTTTATCATCTCTTATCTGTAGCTTGAAGAAGCTAGTCTGTGGTGGTAGCAGTGCAAGCATAAGCTTTGCTGCTAAGTTCACCGTAGCTTTAGCTCCAACGGACTGCCAAGGAGTATGTAACTTTTGGTGCTCAGGTCGTGAACTTAAATCTTCTTGAACTAAGTAGGGCAGTGTTAATCTAGAACACTCAACTGCGGTATGAAGGAACTGTGTTCTACCTTTTGTTAGTTGTGTGTATCTATCACGTGCTTTCATTAGTATGCCTTATTTGTTTTACTAGTTTGTTTTGTAGGTGCTTTCAGTGAAGTTTTATTTGCTTCTACATTTGCTTCTACAATTGGATCTTCCTGTTCAGTTTCCGGTTGACCATAATAAATGTTACTAGTTACATTATTTACAGACTGTGGATCTTTATCAGGTTCATTTGCTTTGGCTATTGAGTGGCCAACCAAACCACCTTGTACCATTCCTGCTGGTAAACACATAATCAATAAGCTTTATTTGTTTTTGCTGACTGCTTAGTAGCAGTTGGCCCCCTATTAGCTTGACGCTTTGCCTTCTGTTGAGACCTATCATTTATATTTTCCACTTCCACATTGTTCACCTTATCTTGAGGTGACTCTGGACCTGGAGGTATTACTCTAGGTTTAGGTGGTCTATAAGTGGGAGCTGCACTTCCTCCTAAACACATTATATATTTACTCCGCCTTCTGGGCCTTTAGGCATAGACTTAGGATCTATTGCAGAGAATTCTTTAACACCTTCTTTAACTTTTTTAATTTCCAAAGCTTTCTTTTTCTTTGTATCAATTAATTCCTCATCACCTGTCTCTTCTTTAATCTTCTCTGGCTCTACATATTCAGGAGCTTTTTGTGCAGCCTTAACAGTAGGAGCTACGTTCTGTCTTACAGGTGGTGGTGTTGGGGGTTTGGGTGGTGCTAGTGGACCTACACACATCAGATTTCTTCCTCTTCTAATAAGTTTTTTATATAAGATACCACACTGGCTTGACCAGCACGATACATGATTGATTCAATCGGTTCTTTAGGGTGGACAGGTTGCCATTTAAAATGATCATCCACCTGCTTAAATAATTCATCAACTCTTTCGTTGTGAAGCTTAAGCGTATTTAGGGAGATTTGTGTTGGCATGTTCAAAAAATGCGGGCATACGTGCTCGCTTAGTGTCAGAAAATTCTGGGGCTCTACCTTCATACATTAGCCGATCGCTT